GCGGCCTTGAGCCAGCCAATGCCGACGGTCAACCCGGAGCGCACCATCGCATCGGCGCTGGCCTTGAGCCGGGCCTGTTTCCACAGTCTTGAGATCACGATTTCCAGCGCGGTCGCAAACGCACGCGCATCCTCCTTGCCGCGCGGGCTGACCGCTTCGGCGAGTTCCACGCTGACCTCCGGGTCGCGCGCGTACAGAAACGAGGTCAGGATGTTGACGTAGGTTCCGGCAATCGGCACGCGCACGTCGAAAATATCCTTGTGCGCCGTCCCCTGGCACAGCGCCCGGTCGGCGGCATAGCCTTCCCGCGCGGGCTTGTCGAATTTGCGCGCGTCCTCGATGCGTTTCAGCCAAGCGCGCGCCGCGCCCTGTTCTTCCAGCGCCACGGTGGCTTTTTGGGTCAGTTCCGGGTCGGGGATTTGTTCGATCTCATCCATCACGCCATCTCGCGTCTGCGTTGTTCGTTGCTCGGCTGGCCGGAGGATTCCAGCCAGTCACGGGTATAAGGCCGCACCCCGCGCTGCGATGCAACGGAGTGGCGCTCGCGCGCACTGTCGGCGGCGGGATAGCGGCTGTAGATGAAGTAACCCAAGGCATCGGGCGCATGGTCAAGCCCGCTGGATTTGTCCGGCATGGCGTTGTCATCGTAGGCTTGCTGTTCGAGTGAGCGCGCCAGCACCGGGCAGCGCGCCACGTTGATTTTCAGCCGCCGCTGGCCCTTTGCGTTGCATAGCATCGCGTTGACGCTCACCACGCGCGCCCGCACCGGCGGGTTGGCATTGCCGACCTGCACCCGCAAATGCCGCTGCGCGCGGAGCAGCCCAAGATCTGACACGCTGGCGTTATTTGTGTGCGCATTCTTGCCGCTGGCATCGGGGTAAATCGTCATCTCGCGCCGCCCGTAGCGTTCGATCAGCGCGTCGATCATCGCCGGTGTATCTCGGATGCCGGTCAGTTCATCGACCACCATCGGCAGTTCATTGCGTACCACACAGACAATCGCGGTCATGTTGAGCACGTTGAAATCCATCCCGACGTGCAGGTGCTCGCCGTCCTCACATACCGTATCTGTGTTGTTTTCGCGGCGGTCGAAGGCCGGATACACGCAGCCGCTGGTCAGATTGACGAACTCGCCATTGAGGTAGGCACGCACCAACTGCTCGGGATAGGTCGCCACCAGCGAAGCAATGTAGTCATCGGGCAGATTGGCCGCATTATCGTAAGTGCTGGCGTGGATAATCCCGTACAAGCCGTCATCGGCGCGCTCGTGGAATTGCTCGTAAACGAAGTGGAAGCCTTCCGGCGTGGTGGTGACATCAATGCCATTGCGCAACCCCGGCGCTTTGAAGCGCATGCGCGCGGCGATCTTGCGCCAGGCGTTGTGGGCCTTTTCACGGGGCATGGTGTCGATTTCATCGACCAGCGCATAGCCGATCTTGAAGCCGACAATCCTGTTCGGGTCATCCATCGAGCGGCAGATGATGGTGCCGCGCAATTGCCTGCCGCAGAACACCCGCACCACGTTGTCCGAGCGCATCACCTCGATGCGCAGCCCCCAATCCTCGGCGACCTCGTCCAGCGTCGGCCAGAAGATGTCCCTGATTTGCGGATAGGTTGGCGCGAAGTATCCCGCAGGCACGCCCGGATGTTCCCAGAAGTGCCGACACAGCGCCGCGCACCCCGCCCAGGTCTTGCCCGAGCCGAATCCGCCGACAAATGCGCGGAACTTGTGCGGCAATTCGAGAAACGCGGCTTGGGGTTCATTGAGCGTGGGCATCGGCGCACGCTAGCGCGCCCGCGCGGCGAGTCAACGGAGACTACGGTTCGTCCTTTTTCGCCCGGCGGATGGTCACATCGATCCTGGACGGCGGCGGCGCATCGTCGTCTGGTTTGCCGCTGAACACACCGGCGAGCTTGCCTTTACCCATTGTAGCGGTGACAGCAGCGGCTGCCTGTCCTTTGGCGAGCGCCAATTGCCGGGCCTCTTCCAGTTCCCGCATCAGGGAGGCGATGGTGACATCGTGCTCATGGGCGGCGCGGGTTTTCAGTCGCTGGATTTCGGCGGCGACACCGGCATGATTGAGCACCACTTGCGCTTTACGCCCAACGGTGCCCTGTTTCATATTCCCTGCATCGTAGGCGCGCCGGTACGCTTCCGAAGCATTGCCGGTTTCCAGATAGGCATGGCAGAACGCGGCTTGTTTTGGCGTCAACGCTCGTTGCATCAGCGAGAACCGGATAGGCCCTAAATAGGCCCTACTATGCCGTTGTGGTGGTCTCAATCAACGGACAGGCGCTGTTCGAGATCATCGAGAATCATATCCACGCTCGGCACGCGCGGCTGATCGTGGTGGGGCATGGATGCATAGGTGCCGATAATCCAGTCCGGGTGCTGCGCGATGAAGCGTTCGGTAGCCGGGAGATCGGTACACATGAGATAGACCCCGCCCATGTCATCGACCGCGATCACGGTGCCGGTTTGGCGGGCATAGCGCGCCTGTCTGACCCGCCGCCACAGCGTGAGTGCAAGTGAAACCGGGGCCGAATAGTGGGACAGCCACAATTCCGGCTTGGGCGTGCGCTGCTGTCGGCGCGGGCCGTGCTGTCGCATTCACACCGCCGTTTCCGTGATGGGCTGGATACGCACGCGGATTTGCCCGCCGGGCTTGGGGTTGTCGTGGATGAACAGAGACTCACGAAAACGGCTGTCATTGACGCCGAGCGCATCAGCGATGCCGTCACGATACGCCTTGAACCTGGCCGACAGGTTGTCATCATCGCGCCGCCTGCGGTCTGGCGGGAACACGTCGATATGCAGTCTGACCGGCGCATCGTTTTGCCACGGCTTTGACAAAGCCACATTCCAGCCGATCTTGCGCGCCATGAAGAACGCAAGTCCGCGCGCCTCTTTGGTCGCACGCATGCGCTTGCCCCAATGTCCGCGTGCATTGGGCGAGAGATCAGGCGAAGGCCAGGGGAGGATGAGGTCTTGTGGAGTCATGCCATCGCATCCTCATAATGCGCCATGCCGAGCATCGTGTTGATTTCCTCGATATGGCGTTTTGCGACATCAGGCGTAGCGGGCGTGAACTGGCGCGGTGCCGGTTTGGGTAGCGCGGTGAGCACCGGCGGTAGCGGCTCCCCACGCATCCGTGCCTCGACGGCCGTGTCATAGGCTTCGTGCAACATGCGTTGCGCCTCATGCGTGGCAGCGTTTTGAAAAGCCCATGTGTCCAGATGTTGCAACACCATCCGCGTGAACGGTGATCGCGGTTGATTGTCACAGTGGGCAAATTCCAGGCGCACCGCAGGCCATGCCGGGATGCCCAGGCACAGGCAGCGGAACTCGGGGAGTGATGGTGGCCACGGGTCAGCGCGATTCATGCAGGCAGCGAGGCCGAGTTCGAGTTCCTCTCGGGAGATGCCCGCCAGACACTGCGCCCAGGTATCGCCCGTGGGCGAAGACGGGTCAGCGCCGTAGGCGGAAACCCATCTGTGTCCATACAGGCTACCCAGACGCAACCACAAAATCCCCCTCAATGATGCGGGCAGCGGCGTTTTCTCGCTGCGCGGCTTCGACGATGGCGGCTTGGATCCGTCCAACGGCGGACGTATCTGGACGATGTTGGAGATGTGCTGCATGGGCGGTTCCATTGCGGATGTGGATGGAGGTGCTGGAGCGGTTGAGATTGGCGTACCAGTCGGCGCGGAAGCCCTGCCAGCCCTGGTAAACGGTGATGTTGATGGCCTCCTCAAGCGGGATGCCCGCTTTTTCGGCTTCGCGTCTGAAGATTTTGATGACGTTTTCGGTGATGGTCGTACGCTTGCCCCGTCGATGGGTGATGAAATCACACCACGAACGTTCGGACACGTCGTCAGGCTTGAGCAACAGCGGGTTTGTGGCGGGAGGCGCGGCGGATTTTGGCTTGGGTTTTGGCTTGGGTTCGGTTTTTGGTTGCGCCGATTGCGCGTTTTTTGCGCAATTCGTGCGCAAACTATCAGAAACCAGTAAACAATCAGGGTTCATGGAATTATCCGAAGACGGAGAACTACATGCTTTTGCTGTTGCTTTTGTTGGTTCTTGGTTACTGGTTATTGGTTCTTGGTTAGCTTTGGGTTGGGTTTGTTCTGGGTTATCGCTGGGTTTTGTCTGGGTTTCACTTGGGTTTGGTTGTGGGTTGCTGTTGGGTTTTTCTTGGGATTGTTCCGGGATAGCCCCCGCTTTTGGCCTGCCGCCTTTTTTTCCGTTTTCTTGTGCGGAGGTCTGCTTGTTTCGATAGGCGGTGATTTCTTCATCGGCGCGCGCGTTGTGCCAGCCATCCTCATGCAGCGTGAAGAATTGCGGCAACAGGCGGTTCAGAGTTTCCTTTTCCTTTCGTGAGCGCAGGCCGATCAACCAGGCCACCGTTGCACTGTCTGCCGGGAGTGGTTTTTCATCCCGGTAATAGACCCGCAGCAATCGCGTATAGATCGCATCTTCCATAAGGGAAAGATACGCCGTGGCGGCGGCATAGTCACCGATATGGTGCAGGTAGTAATTCATATTGACCTATCCCCTGTAACCGAACAGGTCATAAGGTGCCCGTCTGCCGGTACACTGGAAGCGCTTACCCAACCTGTGACCGGAGACGGACATGAAAGAAACAAACGAATTGCACTCCCTGCGCGAGCAGGTCCAGCGCCAGCAGGCCAGCCTTGAAGCCATGCGCCAATTGCTGATTGCAGCAGTCATGCAGCACCCCGACAAAAAGCGCGTGAAGCGCATTTTTTTAGACAACGTCGAACAGCAGAAAGCATTGATGCACGACGACCTGCATCTGCACGCATTGCTGCCCCTTCTGGAACAGTCGGTGGCGGCGTTGGACAAGCGTATCGTCGTGCTTGAAGATGATCAAACGCCTCCATGACAATCTTTTTGTCAGCGTCATTGGACAGCAGCTTCAGCAGCACACACAGTACGAGGAGCAAATGGTGCGCCTCTTCCTCGCGTGCGTGTTCCAACCGCGAGAGCCGGTGATTGAGCGCATCCATCACGCCGCCTCCTGTTGGGGTGGAGGAGGGTCGAAAATGTCAGGGCGCAGTTCGTGACGGGACACCGCGCCATTGCTGGCCTCATCCAGACGTCGCGCCAGTTTTGCGCTGGGCCGCTGGTGACTACGAGAAATCTGATACAGCGTGAGCACAGAGCATTCCGCCCGCTTGGCGATTTCAGTCAAAACAGGGCACCTGGTTGTTGAGGTGCCGCCTTGAGAGATGGCATAAGCACGGAGCTTCATGCGACTCGTTCCCGTGATTGAGTTGTGGGTACAGGGCCGAAAATGTCCGGGAATGCCCGTCTGCCGGTACACTGGAAGCGCTTACCCAACCTGTGACCGGAGACGGACATGAACGAAACAAACGAATTGCACTCCCTGCGCG